CCTTCAGGGCCTGAATCTCGGCCTGCAGGGCCTTGATCATTGCCGCCCGCTGCTCGTGGAGCTGCTTGGCGACCTCAAACTCGGCGGTGAGTTTGCCGAGCGCCTGCTGGGCGTTGATGGCCGTGGCTTGCCAGTCGCGGATCGGTTCAGACATGGGTGGCCTCCTCGGCGGGCTTTGAGCGCAGGACGCGCATGATGGTCATGGCGTTCCCGACGCGGGCGACGTCAAGCGTGAGGTCGGCGTCCGTGGCCTGCTCGCAGAGCCGCGCGTACTCGTTCACCGTCGTGGCGATCCAGAGCCGGCCAAACTCCCCGGTGGCGTCGATGGCGTGCGCCCGACCCTCCCGGCGAACGACCCCGTGGATGCGGAAGGTCCCGATGAGCTCATCGGGGTAGGTGTCCTTGGGCTTGGCGACCGGGATGTCGTTGGGCGACGCCGGGGCGGCCGCAGGGGCGTCCTGCGCGGCCTTGCGCTTGCGGACGGACTTCGGGGCGTCGGCGACTGCCGGCGCGTCCTGGGGCATCGTGGCGGCCTCCACGGGCTCCGGGGCCGGGGCGGGCAGGGCAGCGACAGCCGGGACGGCGGGGGCCGCCGGCGGATTGTCGGCCTGCGCCATCTCCTCGGGGGTGTACAGGCCCGAGAGTTCGGCGGGGAACGCCTTGCGGAGGGCGAGCGCCTCGGCGCACTTGGCGATCATCACCGAGGGCATCTTGCCCCACATCCCGGTGAGGTAGCCGTCCTTCGACCGCTGCGCGTACTCGCGGAACAGGGCGATGGCCCCGACCGCCTCAACGAACCCCTTGCGGTAGACGCCGACACGTGCGGCCGCCGGCGGCTCCTCGTGCAGCCAGACGTCCACCCAGACCCCGTCCGTGCCGCAGTAGGCCACGGCAGTCTGCCCTGCGTACTCGCCGCTGCGCTGGGCGACGAGGCGGAAGCCGTCGATGCTGACCTGCGTCTGCATGACCTCGCGGCCGGCGCGCTTGTCCCACCGCTTCACCGCGTAGATTTGGCGGGCGAACGGGTCGAGCCCGGTGCGCTCGCAGATGTTGAAGAACAGGTCGAGCTCGTCGCGGGTCGCGCCCGAGCAAAGGGTGCGAGCGAGCAGGTCGCGCTTCTCGTCATCAAGCCGTGCCAATGCCGTCATGGTGATCTCCTCTCGTGAATGCGGGACCGGGCAACGCGCCCGACCCCATGCGGACTATACAGGCGGGTAGCATTCCCGTCAACCGATATCTGCGGCCCAGACGCGAATCCGGGTGCCGGCCGAGGTCCCGTAGGCCTTGGTGGCGATCAAACCAGTCACCTGCGAATCGTCCGCGTACACGATCCCGGTGAGGGCGTCCCCGACGGCCCGAAGGAGCTTGTCGAGGTCCGGCCGACCCGGTGCCGCCGGCGCGCCCGCTCGGACCGCGCCCGACCGCGTCAGGTGGCTTTTAGGGCGCAGGAACGTGAAGGCGACGTCGAGGGTGACCTCGCCCGCAGCCGGGGCACCCGACCACGCCTGGCGCGCTGCAAGGGCAACGACGGCCCGGTAGGGCTTGACCCGCGTCGAGCTCTCGAGCAGGACTACGCGGCCGTTACGGAGTTTGATGGGGCGCTTGGAGCCTTGCGGGGCGGCGGCTCCAGGGACATGGAACTCAATCACGGCGCATCTTGTGGTTGAGGAGGAACAGGCGCTCTTGGGTGCAGGCTCGCAGGTCGCGCATCATGGACGCCATCTCCCCGCGCTGGCGCACGATCTCGTCGCGTGCGTCGAGGTGCAGGCGGTCCGGGCACTCGAGCGACTCGATGCGCTCGACGATATCGGTGTCATCCGGCTCCCTCCTGCGCGGCATGTCACCCCTCACCTTCGTAGAGGAGTTTCGTCACCTTCACGGGCAGCAGGGCGCGAAGGAGTCGCACCTCGTCGCGTAGGGCGCGGATCTCGCGTGCGGCCTCGCGGCGCTCATCGTTCGCCATCTCGCCCATCCCAGGCCATAGCAGGTCGAGGCGCTCGAGGATGTCGCGGTGCTTGTGCTCGTCGCCGGGGTCGTTCATCGCAATCCCTCCAGTATGGCGGGCAGGGGCCGAGGAACGCCCCCGGCCCCCGCCGTCTCCAATACACGGCTCGTTCGTTCCTCGGCGGCTTCGCGCTGGAGCTGCTCGATGCAGTCGGCGACGCCGTCGAAGAACCGCGCCTCGGCGCGACAGTGTTCGGCAAACTCGTGGTGCCGGGTGGGCGTGCGCTCGGCAGCAGCGGCACGCTCGTCGGCACGCCGGCGCAGGAGGTAGATGGCGTAGTCAGCGTTCATGCTCGGCCTCCCACTTTGCAATCCGCTCCCCGATCCAGGCCATGCAGTTGACGGCCATGCTGTTGCCGAGCGCCTTGTAGCGCGGCCCATCTGGGCAGTCCTCGGCAGGCTTCTTGCGCCACGGGATCAGCGTGTAGTTGCGCGGAAATCCCTGTAAAAACTCGCATTCGGTTGCCGTTAGCCGACGCACCGTCATTGCTGTTGGCGTTTGCCCCGTAAGAACAATGGATCGCCGTGCTTCTTGAAACGCTGATAGTGCTTCTCGCAGAAACCCAATCCCTTCGCCGGCGAGCCACAGATCGCGCACGAACTTTTCTGTCTGTGCGCCTGGACGTGGCAGCTCCGACAAATACGCTCCAAGTTCTGCGGCGAGTTGTTGAGGTAGTTGCCATCCAAGTGATGAACATCCTTCGCCTTGGGCTTCCCGCATCGATTGCATGGCCCAAGTGGCACGATCTTCCTTGCGTGATATCGCGCAGTCGATGGGCCAACTACGGCTGAATGTCGCGCATCGAATGCCAAGGCCATGCAAACGCGCCCGCAATACTTCCTGCGGTTGAAGTGAATCAAGTATTCCAAGTCCCCACGCGGCGAACGCTTCCTCTCCAATTTGGCTCCGCAATGTTCGCAATGTCGCAACGGCGTTGGTTTCTTGTGTGCTGGCATGGAACGCATCATACCCTTGCTGCGGCAAGGTTTCGACAGGTACAAGCGGCGTCCCTCGCCCAGTGCCATCCTCGCTGGCGTCAAACCCATCGGCGCGGAGAGAGTGGGCCACCGCCGGCGGCGAGGGAATGCCAAGTCCGCTACCAACCTTGACGGCAGGAGACACTTCGGGATGTTGATTCACGCCGTGCGTTCCGCCTGTGCTGTAGAAGGCGTGAGCCACTACCACCGGATGGTTCATCTCATGGAACCCGGAGCTTCCTGCCGATGCCCGCAGCGCGGCAACAGCATCGTCTTGCTGCAAGCCGTCGCGGTCGTTCTGCCAGCGGTAGGCGGTCGGCTGCAACACCGCCCCGAAATTGTCCTTGTCCGGCATCCGCTGACCGCCGCCTGCGTTTTGCTTCGTCAACGTCCCAGCGCAGTCGCTTCCGTCCCACCAGCAGCCGCCTCGAGCGCCGCCTTCAGCATCGGGGGAAGAACTTTTGCCCTTCTTTGACTGCGCCTCAAGATGCCTTCGCAGGCCTTCTTCGAGAGCGAGAACCTCGGCGGCAGCGGTCCCGTCTCCAAGACATCCGACAACGAAGACACGTCGCCTGCGCTGCGGGACGGCTCGGGGCCATCGCCCCACTCGCACGTATTGAGCGTCCAGCACTCGGTACGCGAACCCATACCCGAGTTCGCCCAGCGCCCCGAGGAAGGTGCCAAAGTCCCGTCCTCCATTCGAGGACAGAACACCGGGGACATTTTCCCAGACAATCCACCGAGGTCGCAGCCGAGCAGCGATTGCCAAGTAGGTGAGCATGAGGCTCCCTCGCGGATCTGCGAGTCCTTGCCGCAACCCCGCGACTGAATATGACTGGCATGGCGTTCCGCCCACGAGAAGGTCAATTGATCCGGGTTGAAGGGGCCATTGCTCATGCTTGGTCATGTCTCCGAAATTGGGAACGTTGGGGTAGTGGTGCGCGAGTACCGCGCTCGGGAATGGTTCGATCTCGCTGAAGCCCACGGGCTCCCAACCGAGATGGTGCCACGCGACGCTCGCGGCCTCAATGCCGGAGCACACCGATAGATATCTCATGGCGTCGCTCCCGGCCCGATGGCGCGGAGCTCGTCGAGCTCGCGGCGCAGTGCCTCAAGCTCGGTCGTGAGCCGGCGGAGCTGCAGCCCTGCTGCGATCATGGCCTGCAGGCGCTCATAGTGCTCGCGCTGCATCTGGGTCATGCACGCATACGCCTCGGACAGAAGCCGGATGTGGTCAAGGTCGTACTTGATGCACTTGCTCGCCTCGCGCAGGCGGCCAGCGATGTCTTCCACGTGGTCCTTCGTCATGGCAGCGCCTTCTCTCTGATGATGCGAACCGACCGCGGGGCGCAGACTACGATCTGCATCTTCCCCGCATGGCGCTCGTTGGGCAGGACCGCCGCCACGCGGCGGCCAGTCTCGTCCACGAGGACGCACGCCTCTCCGGGCTTGAGGGTCATGGCAACCCGGCCCGCGTCCTTGACGTCATGCATGGGGGCGATCCTTGAGCTTGGTGGCGAACTGGACGCAGCGGTCGACAAACTCCTCGCGGACCGTGTCCTGCAGGTCGCCGTCCTGGTGCATGGCGCACGAAGTGAGGCGCAGCCCCGTGTAGATGGTGCTGCCAGGCTTTGCGTCGAGGAACACGCACGAGGCGCGCCACCATAGGACCGCCGGCGTGCCGTCGCCCTCGTCGACCCGGTGCAGCATGGGATCGGTGCCGACGACCACGAGGGCCGCGATCCCGTGGATATGGGAGCGCAGTTCGCGCATCTTGCTCGCAACGTCCACGCGCTCAAGGAACAAGGGCAGCGCGTCGGCGCGGTACTCGACGTCGTCGATGGTGGGCTCGGCCCATCGGTTGCTCACCATCGGAAGCCTCCCTTCGGGGTGGGGAACAAGGAAGCAGGGATGTCCGTGATGACGGCCTCGCAGACCCGCTGCTCGCGCCCGCTTGCCCCAGGGCGGGTGCGCCCGGTCTCGCGGATCAGGCCAGCGGCGCGGAGCTCGCTGCAGCGCTTCCATCCGCCGGGGATCACGGCGAGGACGCAGGCCTCCTCGTCGGTGAGGCCGCCGGGGTGGCTGCGGTAGACCGCGAGCAGGGCCGCCCGCTGGCCTCGGGACGGCGTCGCCATCGACGCGGCCGCCGCGTGGCTCGTGCCGGGGTCTACGGCCCGAGCGCTTGGGGTGGTGTTGTTTGGCATCATCGCGCACCCCCGACCCGGCTCGTCCGAAGCGCGTGGACGTTCAGGATGCCCGGATGCGTCAGGACGTAGCCCCGATGCGGGTCGTGGGTGATGCAGCAATCGAACCAGCTCTCCGCACGGCGCTTGAGGTAGTTGATGTTGCGCGGGGTCAGATCCCAGCGCGCCGCGAGCGTGCGCCGGGGGGTGGGGTCGAATGCCGCGATACGGACGAGCTCAAGCATCCGTGCGACCATGACTTCGCCGCGGGGAGCCTTCACAGCTCCACCTCGGTCTGAGCGTGCGTCTGAACGAAGGCCGCTTCGGCGGCCACGACTTCGTCGGCGGCGAGGTTCCATTCGTGCTCCGAGTCGGGATTGATGGAGGCGAGCGCCTCGCGGGCGTGGAGCAGGCGGAGGCTCGCGCTGTCGCCGAGCTCCCGAGCGGCGGCGAGCAGCAGGTCCCCGTTCTCATGGCGTAGTGCGACCTGCGGATGCTTGGTGAGCAGGTCCTCGAGCGTGGCCTTGATCTTCATCGGTCGTTCCTCTCTGGCTGCCGAGGCTCGGGCAACGCGCCCTGCATCGACGGCGGTACGTTAGTCCGGGGTATATCGGCGTGTCAAGGGCCAACCTTCAAACTTTTTTCCGATTTCTGCAATACGCCTTGTTACCGTGCAGGGGCATGGCGAAGGCCACCAAGAAGCCGCAGCCGAGGCGCAAGGCCGCGCCGGCAAAAGCGCCGGCCGCACCCCCGTTCCGGGTCACGCACTACGGCAAGAACGTCCATATCGTCGACTGCGACCCGAGCACGGCGACCGGGTGGGAGCAATGGCTCCTCCTGCGTTCTGACGCCCACACCGACAACAGCAAGTGCGACCGCGAGCTCGAGCAGAAGCACCTGCGCCAGGCGCTCGAGCGCAGCGCGATCATCTGCGATCTGGGCGACTGCCTCGATCTTATGTGTGGCGTTTCCGACAGGCGGCAGTCGAAGGCGATGCTCCGCAGCTCGCACGCGGCGGCCGCCTACTTCGACGCAGTCATCAACGAGGTCGCCGAGCGCTACGAGCCCTACGCGCAGCACTGGGCCTTCATGGGCCAGGGGAATCACGAATCGGCCTGGCTCAAGCACCACGAGACCTGCCCAACAACCAACCTCGTGCGGGCGATTAAGAGCATGAACCCGTCCTCCCAGATGGGAGCGGGCGGCTACGGCGGATGGATGAAGGTCCGGGTGACCATCAACAACTCCCGCCTCACGTGGACCCTGCGCTACCACCACGGTTCCGGCGGCGGTGCCCCGATGTCCATGGGCGTCCTTGATAGCCGGCGCATGTTCTCGTGGGTTGAGGGCGCGGACATGATCGCGGTCGGCCACAACCACCACTCCAACATCGTCGGCATTGCCCGCGAGTACCTCGAGACCCGCAACGGAGTCTACGAGGTCCGAAACCGCCATTGCGACTTTGTGCGCTGTGGGACCTACAAGGCCGATTGGGGCGACGGAAGCGGCGGGTGGATCGTCGAGAAGGGCCCCGGCCCGACGAGCCTGCGCGCCAAGTGGGTGCGGCTGCACGTGAAATGGGAGCAGACCCCGACCGGGAACGGCAGCAAGACGCGGGGCTATCCTCGCCTCGCGTGGGACGTCATCGACGCAAACTGACCGTTTGAGGAGGACAGATGCGGGTACGCCTTGGCGGCAAGTACTGGCGGTTCCGCTTCGCGGCCAACCTCCGCGACTACGGTGACATGATCGACCCCGGCAAGGCCGAGGGGCGGCTCATCCGCATCGGCACGTGGCAGGGCGAGCAGGACACGCTCGACTCGATCATCCACGAGGCCCTGCACGCGGCCCGCCCGGAGCTCGACGAGACCGCCGTCCACCAGACGGCCAACGACATCTCGCGCCTTCTGTGGAAGCTCGGCTATCGCCGAGAGTAGACTGCGGGCGCGGAGGCGCGGGTCTGCGGCAGTCGGAGGCCAACCACCCGCACGGGCGCGTCCAGAAGGCCGCGAGGTACGCCGGCGCGCAGCGCAACCGTTGGTGTAGGAAGAGCATTCCGCCAGGGGCAGGCATTGGCGAAGCCGTGCGCTGTCCCACCACGTGACGAAACCTCGCCCGCAGGAGCGGAAGTGCTACAGATCCGCACAAGTGTGGCCGCGTGAATATGCGTGAAGCTGCGTGAATATGCGTGAAGGCGCGTACACGACGCCCGTTGACCGATAGCGGTCAATGGTTGCTTCAACCAGAAGCCACCCCGTAAGCGGAACGCCCTGCGGACCGCGAGGTCTACGCAGGGCGCATCCGGGGGCTCAAGTGCCGGGCCGTCCGTGGCCTCGGCGTGGATCGCATCGCGCCTTGCGCCACATGGCGGTCGGCCTCGTCAGAGAGATACGTCCGGGCAGCCATGCTACCCGGACGGCACGGCGGTTGCAAGCCGAAGGTCGCAGCGGCCGGCAGGCCCATCGTACCCCGACGGGGCGGAAACAGAACGAGCGCGACCAAGATCGCGCTCGCCTGCAGATTTCGCTTGCAGCCCCCGACCGAGGTCGGTACGCTGTGAGCCAGAGATCAGAACCGCTTGCATTCTAGCGAAGCTGGCCCCAGGGTCAAGAATGCCGCAAGACGCCCCCGGCGCGGTAGGGGGGCATGGATGTAGACGCAGGAGGTGACCCTACCCTGCGCCGCCCGCAAGGGCGCGCTCCCCCACGAGGGCAGCGGCTAGCCGTCCTCTAGCGAAATGGTGAAACTCGTGGCTCGACTGAAAGCGCGGCTCCGTGCGGGCTCGTATTCGGACCTCCTACGGGGGGTCCCTCCCTCTGCGCTCACCATGCGAACTGCATACAGCCCTCCGGGGCCGGCGCAGCCGGCGCAGGGTCCCGAGCGGAGCGAGGGAGGGATTGGAATGACCTCACGCCGACCGAAACCGTCCCCAAGACGCCGCGAGTGGAGCGGAGCGGAGCCATAGGCGAAGCTCGGCGGAGCGAAGCGAGCGGCGTCGTACCCAAGATCTTCGATCATCACAGGCACGGCGGTAGACTGACCGCATGAGCCGTCGCCGCAGGCCACGCGGCCCCATCCTCCTGAAGGGGTACGACGACTGCCTCCTCGGGATTTCGTTCCCGAGAGCCAACGAGAAGGGCGTCCCCGTCGCCATCTACTCGGCAGACATGATCGCCGCCCGCCTGCGCGACCGCGACGGATTCGGACCGAGCGCCGCCCGCCACTTCGTCGCCGACCACATCGAAGCCCAGGACTACGGCCCCGGCACCCCCCGCATCTGTTGGGCAGCCACCGCCATCGACATGGGCGCAGAACCCGACCCCTGGGTCAGCGACACCGAGTGACGCCGAACGCACATCCTGCTATGCTCGCGGGTATGACAGCGATCCGCGACTACGACGACTTCAAGGCGGCGATCACGCAGGCCGTGGCCGCCGCCGGCGGCACGCGCTCGGGCCTTGCCCGCCAGATGGAGGCCGACGGCATCCTGCGCGCCCATACCGTGCGATGCCTGCTCGGCACCCCAGGCACCCGCATCGGCCGGCGGATTGCCACGTTCGACTCCGTGCTCAAGATCGCCGAGGCCGCAGGATTCCGACTTGCCCTCGAGCGCATCCCGTAAGATCATGCAGGAGGGCACACAATGACCGACCAGAATCTCCCGCCGGATGGGGGGACTAGGGGGGAGTTTGTCGGCAGAATCCGGCGAGAGAATCGCCAGCACCTCCGCATCCTCGAGGAGGCCGCCTACAACGGGTGGCAGATCCCGCCAGAGGCGGCCGCAGCCTTGCCCCGCGAGATCATGGCCATCGCCTCGGACCCCAACGCCAGCCCCCGCGACCGCATCCGCGCCACCGAACTCCTCGCCACCCTCCGCAAGCACGACTGCGAAGCCGCCGTCAACCTTGACCGCATCATGCGCCTTGACGAGGGATCGGCCACCGACCGCATCCAGATCGTCCAAGACATCCCCGACGGGGCGCTGCAGGCCGTCGCCGCCGCCCTCGCCCCCAAGGCCCCGCCGTGCCCCGCAAAGCCGCGCCGAAAGCGGTAAGCCCCGCGCAGGCCCTCGAGGCCGCACGCGAGAACCCCGCCGCCTTCATCGCCCTCCTGCTCGGCCGGCCCGTATCGGACCTCCAGCGCGAGCTGCTCGCCCACGCCCTCGACCACCACTCCTGGTACGCAGAGCTCCCCCGCGGCCACGGCAAGACCTCCACCCTCACCTACCTCGCCGCATGGTGGATCGGCAACCGCCCCTCCACCCGCTTCAAGCTCGTCGGCTCCAACGACGACGGGGCCGCCGCCACCAGCCGCTTCCTGCGCGACATCATCCGCAGCCCCGTCTACCGGGCCGTCTTCCCCCACGTAACCCTCAAGCCCGGCGAGGACACCGTGATGGCGTGGAGCGTGGTCGCCCCAGGCGTCACCGCCCGCCGCGACCCCTCCGTGCAGGCCTCGGGGATCTTCGGGCGCACGGGCGGCCGCGCCGACGTCATCTGGCTTGACGACATCTGCGACCTCCGCAACGCCGTGCTGCAGCCCGCCTTGCGTCAGCAGGTCAAGGAGGCCGTCGCCAACATCTGGCTCCCGATGCTCGACCCGTCGGCCACTCACCCCACGCGCATCTGGCGCACGGCCACCCCCTTCCACACGGACGACATCACCGCCGAATGGCGCAAGGAGCCCCGCACCCTCCTGCGCCGGCCGTGCCGCGGCACCGACAGCCCGTGGCCCGACATCTTCACCCCGGCCATCCTCGAGGCCAAGCGCCGCGAGATCGGCCCCATGGCCTACGCTCGCGCCTACGAGCTCGTCCCCCTCTCCTCGGACCTCCTCGTCTTCCGCCCCGAATGGGTCCGGTACTGGAAGGAACTGCCCAACGGCTCCCGAACCGTCGCCGCCATCGACTGGGGCTACGGCCGCAAGCGCCAGGACCGCGACGACCCCGACTGGTCGGTCTGCATCGTCGGGCAGGTCGACCACGCCCGCAACCTGCACCTGACGGACATCCTGCGCGTGCGCGAATCCTTCCCCGAGTTCGCCCGATTCGCCCGTGAGCTCGTCGAGCGCCGAGGCGCGCAGATGGTCCTCGCCGAGGCCAACGGGCCGCAGAAGGGCGTCTTCGACCAGTTCCGAGCCTCCTGCCGCCAGCCCGTGGTCGCCGTCGAGCGCACCGCCGACAAGCACTTGCGCGCCGCGAGCGCGCAGCCCTTCGTGGAGCAGGGCAAGCTCCTGTTCCCGCAGGCCGCCGACGGGCAGGTCGAGCACGCCTTCCGACCCGTCCTTGACGAGATGCTCGCCTTCCCGGCAGGCAGCCACGACGATACGGTCGACTGCATCGTGGACCTCTGCGAGGCCGCCGCACGCGGGACGGTCTCCGTCGCCGGCGGAGCCGTGACCGTCAACGCCAGCCCGCCCCGCCTCTTCGACAACCGACCGATGCGTAGGCGTATCTTCGGGTGAGCGCGTTAGACTGATGCCGTGGCCGACCATAGCAATCCGATGATGCCGAACACCGTCCCAGGCGCAGGACTGCCGCCTGCCAAGCGGCCGCGCAAGCCCCTGCCCGCGCCGAAGGACCGCGGACCCACCGGGCCGCTCGCGCTCCCCGTCGAGGTGCAGCGCACCTTCTTCCGCACCGCGTCCCTGATGCTGCGGAACTCGAGCCTCGCCTACAGGCTTGACCCCAACTACTCGGCCATGATGCGGGCCGACGCCGACATCGAAGGCGTCCTGCGCTCCCTCCTCGTCACGCTCGCCGGCCTCGAGTGGGCCGTCGTGCCCACCGACGACGAGAACCCCCGCCTCGTCAAGCTCGCCCAGCGCGTCAGCGCCATCATCGACGCCATCCCGCGCCGTAGCGACCTCTTCCGCGCCCTGCACGAGGCCGTCTGGTACGGCTGCAGCGCGGCCAACCTCGTCTACGACCGCGACCCCATCCTCGGCGTCCGCATCAAGGAGTGGTTCCCGTTCGCCTCCGACAGCCTGGCATTTGACCAGTACGGCAACCTCGCCATGCGCGTCGGCAGCGCGTACATCAACGAGCCCTCGGTCACCGACCTCGGCTTCGACTCTCTCGTCCACCTCTTCGAAGAGAACGAGCGCCGGGCCATCGTCCTGCACCGGGTCTTCACCACGGCCCCGAGCTTCATCGACCCCAACACGAGCGAGGCCGTCTACCGCGGCGTCGGGGCGCGTGACGTCTGCTGGTACATCTGGCTGCTCAAGCAGGAGGTCCTGCAGAACGCCGCCGCCTACATCGAGCGCTACGCCCTCGGCATCCGGGTCGGGTACTACCCCGCCGGCAACGACGCCGCCAAGAGCGAGATGCTCACGATCCTCCAGAACCTCGTGAACGACAACTCGGTCGTGCTGCCGAGGATCGGGCCGAACGAGTCGATGTACGACATCGACATCAAGGACGCCAACGCCGGCCGGGCCCAGATCTTCATGGAGCTCGTGAACTGGCTTTCGTCCAAGCTCAAGGAGGCCATCCTCGGGCAGAGCCTCTCGAGCGAGGCCGGCGGCACGGGCATGGGGTCAGGCGTCGCCGACCTGCACGCCGACACCCTCTCCCGCGTCATCCGCTATCACGCAGACGCGCTTGCCGAGAGCGTGAACTCCGACCTCGTCCGGGTCATCGCCACCATGCTCGGCGCGAGCGAGGAGGAAGCCCGCGGCATCCGCTTTGAGTTCGCCCCCGAGCGCCCCAACGCCAAGGAGCGCATGGAGGCCATCCAGGCCTTCGTGCAGCTCGGCGGCCGCGTGAGCGAGCGCGAGGTCCGCGACCTGCTCGGCCTGTCCGAGCCCGAGGACGGCGAGGCCATCCTTGGCGGCGGCCAAGGCGCAGGCGCGTCAGACAACCCCCTCGCGGCGCTCCTCGGCAAGGGCAACGAGCCGGATGAGGGCGAGGAGCCCGCGCCCGAGGCCCCGAAGGTCGCTGCCGTCCGCAAGCGCAAGCGATGACCCGCGACACCCTCGACAAGCACCTCCGGCGTGCCCTCAAGGAGGCGCAGGCCACCTACCGCCGCGCCCTCGCCGCCCAGGTGCGCGGGGAGCCCGACGCCGAGGCATGGGAGGCCTTCGCCGAGGTCACGGCCGCCCTGCTCATGGCGTCCTGGCTCGCAGGCGCTCGAGGCACCATTGACCGCGCCAAGGTCCCCGACGAGGCCGTGGAGGGGATGCTCGAAGACGGCGACGTCGTGGAGTTCGCCGCACTGCCCGTCCTGACCGAGTTCGGGTCCAAGTGGATGAAGCCCATCGCCGGGTGGTTCCGCCGGCGCGTCCCGATCTCCCGCAAGGATTGGGAGCTCCTCGTCAAGGCGGCACGGGCAAGCGCCGGCGAGGTCGGCGACCACGAGCGCCAGAACGCCCTCGTAGACCTCCGCAAGCGCAGCCCCATCCTTGACGGCCTCCTGCGCGGGGTCTTGAGCCGCCCGCAGGAGGGGGGGATCACCACCGTCAAGCGGATCACAAACGACACGTTCTTCGTGACGGCCATGACCCCCGAGCAGACCCGCCAGACGCAAGAGCTGGTGGCGCGGGTGATTGAGGAGCGCCCCGGCAAGAGCACGGTGGGCAAGCTCATCCGGTCCATGAACCTCGGGGACTTCGTGACGACCACGCAGGCCCTGACGGGCACGGAGCTCTCCACGGCGCGCCTTGAGACCGTCCTGCGGACCAACACGAACCGGGCGACCACGGAGGGCGCGGCCGAGGTCCTGCGCGACGAGCGCGTCCAGGCGTTCGTGCCGCTGGTGCAATACAGCGCGACCAAGGACCCCCGCACGCGGCCGGCGCACCGGGCGATGGACGGCTACGTGGGCACCATCGAGGATTTCGACCGCATGGGCCTGACGCCGCCCTGCGGATTCAATTGCCGATGTGCGTTGATCCCTGTGCCGGCGGCGATGGCGTTGGACAAGGGATGGACGCGCCCGAACGGGACGTTGGACTACGCGGCGATCAAGCGCCACAACGGTGCACGCCAGACGGTCGTGGACCGCGGCGAGATCCCCGATCCGGGCTTCGTGAATGCGTGAACTACAAGGAGGAACGCTACGATGAGGGACATGAGCAACACTCGTAAGCAGATCGCTGCCCGGCTGGGCATGGCGGCGCACCCCGGCGCGAAGGCGAAGATGGCACTTCCGGCCAAGTGGCTTTCAGAGGACCGATACATCGATGAACGGGCCAAGCGGCAAGACGAGCCAGATGCGCCTCGGTTCAAGCAGGGCAAGTACATCGCGTTCATTCATTACCGCGATAGGGCATTGCAGGTCGACAATAAGCTTCGCCAAACGCCGCCTGGAGCGATGCGCGATGAACTAGAATCCTACCTGCGGGAGGTTGAGCGGAAGAAGAAGTTGCTAGCTTCCCGCCCCGGCGCGAAGGCGAAGATGGCGCGGTGGACGCTAGACGCATCCGAAGGATGGGGCGACCTGTCCAAGCAATGGACGGCAACCATCAACGGAACGCAATGGGCTATCGTTGTTGAGGGCGCGACTGGCAATGGTTCGCTCATGCGAGTTCAACCAGGGCGCGCTCCGCAAACCATCAAGCGTGGTTCCGTCGAACAATTGAAGCGATACGCGGAAACGCTCAAGTCCTCCCGCCCCGGCGCGAAGGCAGCCTTTGGCAGCAAGCGCACTACCGCTGGCGCGCTTCGCAAGCAGCTCAAGGCCCAGGGGATAACGGATCTCGCCGACCTTGAGTGGCACGGCATCTCTGCAAGCGACCCCGACAACACGCCGTACTGGCTGCATGAGGACGGGTCGATGGAGAAGATCAAGTCCTCCCGCCCCGGCGCGAAGGCGAAGATGGCGGCAGCACCGGGCGTCCCGGAACTCGAGCGACTGTACGCCAAGTTCCAAGAGTCGACGCGCCTGTTCACGCCGAACAAGTACCGCGACGCTGGTGAGCAGAAGCGAATGACCTCCGGCCAGAAGAAGGACTTCGCGTTCTTTGAGAATCTCCTCAAGGCAGCGCGTTCCGGCGATGGCAAGAGGGCGAAGGCGCTGCTCGCAAAGACGGACTCGCTGCTCACGACCCACTTCGTTCCGAAGGAATTGCGAGTCTGGGCAGCACAGTTCGCCGCGCATGGCGCGAAGGCGAAGATGGACAAGAGCGCCGCGCTCGCCATCGTCGGGAAAGCCATCGCGGACGTGCCTGCCGGCGCGCAGCGCGATGCGCTGCAGAAGGCGCTGATCGACTACTACGACAACACCCAAGCGTCTAATCGCCTGCTCAAGCAGGGCAACACCAAGGACGCGAATCGCTTCGCCGTTGAGGCAGGTCGCGCGGCGCAGATTGCCGTCCGCACGTGGGATCGCATGGGAAAGCCTGCAGCTGAGCTGCGTGGCTTCACGCAGAACCTTGAGCGCGCCGCCGAGTTCTCCCGCCCCGGCGCGAAGGCGAAGATGCGCCGGATGACGCAGCAGGAGCAGTCGCATCTGCGTGCCTGGATTGCACAAAATTTCCGAACCGTGGATGAGATGATGGAAGCCACGGACAAGATGGAAAAGACCTTTGAGTCCGACAGCGAGCATTGGGAATCGCGTAGTTGGCCCGAAGTCGCAAAAGCCGCAGGCGTGTGGTCCCGCCCCGGCGCGAAGGCCACGTTTGCGGACGCAAGTGTCATGGCAGCGTTCCTGCGATTGTTGGACTATGCGGGTACGGCGGTTGCTAGAAAGAATTACGCGGTCGCTCAAGATTTCTACGATCAAGCAGCGAAGATGATTACTGCTCATCCCGACCTGAACCGCGCCGGAAGCAGCACGCGAGAGCGATTGATGGACATTGGCGAGAGGATCAAGAAGTCCCGCGCCTCCCGCCCCGGCGCGAAGGCCACGGCCGCCAAGCCCTCCGACCTCGAGCGCGAGGACGTCAAGGCCGGCCTGAAGCTCATGGAGAAGGCCGACAAGGCCGTCAGCGACAAGATCCGCACCCTCATCGCCGAGGGAAAGCCGCAGGACCAGGCGGTCGCCATCGCGCTCGACATGAAGCGGCGGGGAGAGCTCTGAAGTGGGCACCGCCGGATACGTCCCGAACTTCACCTGCGCCCCCGCGCAGGTGTTGTCCCCGTATCGCGCCGTGCGGATTGCCGGGTCAGCGTTTACCTTGAGCCTGGCAGAAGATCCAGTGCAGGTCGTGCTCGGCGTGACCGACGGCAGCACCCGCGCCTTTGACTCCACCCAGCACGCCATCGCCGGCGGCCCGGTGAGCCTTCAGAACGGGCGCTTCGTACAGGTGACCGCAGGGGCCGCGTGTGCGGTCGGTGACCTCCTGAAGGTCTCCACGGGCGGCAAGCTTGTCCCGGCAGCAGGCGACCGCGCCTTCTTCCAGGCGTGTGAGAGCGCTTCAGCAGACAATGAAATCATCTGGGCCTTCCGCGTCCAGACTTGGGAGATCTGAATCATGGGAATCGCAGGACATACCCCGAACTTCACCGCGGCCAGCACCATCCTCCCGTTCTCGTGCGTGAAGGCTGGCACCACGGACCCGTTCCGCGTCCAGGTCGCCACGCTCGAGGACGAAGTGGTGCTCGGGATCACCGACGGCAGCACGCGGGCGTTCGACTCCACGAACCACGCCGTGGCAGGCGACCCGGTGGTCCTGCAGAACAGCGAGTTCGTACAGCTCCGCGCCGGCGGGACGATTGCGGTCGGCGACGGCCTGCGACCGACGACGAACGGCGCAGTGAGTGTGGCGACCGCCCGGATTCAGTTCGTGGCTTGCGACGCCGCAGTCAGCGGCGAGATCTTCTGGGCGCAGCGCGTGGGGTCGGTTGAGCCCGCAATGGCTGGCCCAGTCGTGTACGGTTCGTCTCGCGCCTCGCGGTTCATGGCAGACTTGGCATCGGGGACCGACAGTGCCGACTTCATCATCATCGGCGATAGCAATGTCGGAAGCGCGCTCTATGATTTCTGGGGTTATTACTCCGGCTTGAGCGAAACGCTGTTGCAGCGTGGATACACCAACTACGGCGCAGCCATTGCGCCAGCCATGAATGGCAGAAACGTCGATAACGCGCCCGGCTTGTGGCGCGGAGCGATCAACCTTTTTGCCCCAACAGGTGCGCTGCAGTCCGGCAACACATCGGGAGGCGCGACCGCATATGCAGGTTGGTCTCCCAACGGCAACTTCACGCGATATGGATCAAGCAGTTCAAGTCCGGATTCGCGTGATAACTGGGCTTATCTTGCAACTGGATCAGCGCAGTACTTCCAGACGTTCGGTTACGAAATCAACTCAAACCATCCGCTAGCAGCAACTGGGCAGACAGTGTTCTGGCGTATCCGATACGGCACCGACCCGGCTACGGGGGGTGGGTTTGCGCCGATGGTCTTCAATGGATCAAGCGCAGAACAGTTCTCCCCGCGTGCATTCCAGTCAAGCCTCGGACCGTCGTACTCATACTCTGCCTACGAGAAGTCGTGGGTGACGAGCGGAACGACCTCCTACAGAGCCACGTGGTCCTTTGTTGGACCTTCAGGAGAGCAGTGCAAGGGACCGCTCGCTGTACATAGCGTCTCAATGTACCGCAAGGTGAAGGGCTGGTCGGTTCACTCGCATTCGTATCTCGGCGGATTCAGCAGTGATGCCATCGCTACGGTGATTGGCAACAACCTCGACCGCATCAAACTGCTCTTGCAAGAGATTCGAGAGCGGCAGATTTTGGCTGGCGGATCTGGTCGTGTCGTTGTGATGTATCAGTTTGGAGTGAATGCAACCACTACGAGCCAGCCAGAAACGCCGGCGAAGTGGGTCCAAGCAGCGAAGGACATCTGGGCAACGTACAAGCTGGCATGGAAGAACCTTGGATACCCGGAATCGGACCTTGCAACCGTTGGATGGGTAAGCCATCAGATTGATGCACAGGACAACAGTTCGCTGGGTACGGGTGGCAACCTGGCGACAGTGCGAGCGGCTGCGAATCAGATGGCAATTGACAATCCCGATATGACGGTCGTGGATATCAAGCGACTGTTCAACTACAACCAGCTGCTCATGGGCACGGGAGAAATTGGAGCGACGGGCGTTCCGGCTTTGTCGACGGTTGGCAAGCCCTACTATCAGCGCATCAGCAACTGGCCAAACGCAGGTTCGGATTTCTATCAGCACCTTTCCGGCGGGCTGATTGGAGTAAGCACGTGGCATCCGACGGACGGGTACACGGCGATGATGAATGGCCTTGTGTCAGCGCTTCTCGCATCCGCATGACCGACATCGATTTCAAGCCCACCCAGGAGATGGCGTCTAACGCCGCCCGCGGCCTTGAGCTGCGGGCCAAGCACGGCCGTGGGGGCACCGAGGTCGGCGTGGCGCGCGCCCGCGACCTCAAGAACCGGGCCAGCCTGTCCGCCGACACCGTGCGCCGCATGGCGTCCTTCTTTGCCCGCCACGAGGGCAACCAGAAGGGCGGGGATGATGACGCCGGGTATATCGCGTGGCTGCTCTGGGGCGGCGACGCCGGCAAGGCGTGGGCCGAGCGCAAGGTGGCCGAAATGGACCGCAAGGAGGGCAAGAGCGTGAACCAGAAGGCATCGCACGAGGTTGTTGAGGACGACGACAAGGTCGTCCTGCGTGGCGTTGAGCTCTTCATGGCGTTCGACCCAGCCATCGACGATGGCGAGGCCGACCCCGAGCTCAAGCGCTTCGACAACAAGCGCCTGAAGAAGATCGTCGCCGCTACCGGGAAGCACATGGCCCGAGGCTCCTACCCCCGCATCGTGATCATGCACGAGAAGGATGGCAAGGAGCCCAAGAGCGCGGTCGGTCGAATCCCGCAACTCCGATACGAGGAACGGGATGGCGTTGGGTACATTGTGGGAGACATGGAGGTCGGCAGGGACATCTTCGACAGACTTATCGCCACGAACGCCTTCCCCAGGCGGTCGGCGGAGATCTGGTCCGAGAGCGACCACCTGTCCGAGGTGGCGCTGCTGGGTCGTGAGACCCCGCGCCGGCCGCTTCCTGACACGCATTTCGCTCGCCGCGGCGAGCGCATCACGTTCTCAAAGAGCAACCACGACCTCGCCGGGGTCGGTGGTGGCCTCAACACCTTCGTCCCGGCGCTGAATAAGGAGGAGGCCGCAATGGCATCCGACAACGACATCCGCGAGGAGCTCGAGGCCATGAAGTGCGCGATCTCCGACCTGTCCGCGATGATGAAGAAGAAGTTCGCCGACGAGGGCGACAAGGAAGAGATGGCCGAGGAAGAGAAGGACGAGATGGCCGGCGAAGGCATGGAGTTTGATGCCGAGGAAGGCGGCGAGGGCGTCCACATCGACATCGGCAGCCATGACGTCGAGGCCCCCGAGGAGGAGGCCGAGGAGGTCATCGCGTCCAAGAGCCACTACGGCCTGCGCGCCCGCATGGCCCGCATCGAGCGCGAGAACGCGGCCCTGAAGGCCGAGCTCACCCGCGAGAAGTTCGCCCGCGAGATCGAGATCATGGAGCAGGAGGGCTACCGCATCCCCGACACGCATCGCGACGCGCTGGTCGGCCAGCTACAGGCCTCCCGTGACCCGGTCTCCCTGCTCGAGTCGTGGCGCGAGCTGTTCGCCCGCGACCCCATCGGGACGAAGATCGACATGAGCCGCGCCGCCATGCCCAAGGGAATGGGCATCGCCGACGTCGGTGACCTCGTCAAGCAGTTCGCCGGCAAGCCCGAAGAGTTTGCCAAGGCGATCAACGCCCGCACCCGCCGCTAACTACAAGGAATACACACCATGCTTCAGTTCTCTCCCAATCTCGTCGCGGGCGGCACGATCCTGCCCTACCGCGTCGTCAAGATGGACACCACCGCCTTCCAGGGCGTGGCGTCGACCGCCGCCGCCGACTTCGTCGTGGGCGTCACCGACGGCTCCACCCGCCGCTTCGATTCGGCCAACCATGCCGAAACGGGCGACCCCATCTCCCTGCAGCCTTCGAACTGCGTGCAGCTCACCGCCAGCGCGGGCATCACGGCTGGGCAGGGCGTCATCCCCACGACGGCCGGCAAGGTCGTTGCGGTGTCGGGGTCGGGCAACGTCGCGCACTTTGTCGCCCTTGAAGGTGCTGGCGCGGATGGCCAGATCTTCTGGGCGTACCGTCTGCCCTCCACGAAGGCAGTCTGACCGAAACAACTGACCCAAAGGAGGTCATACCATGAGCTACGTGACTGTCGGTGGCGGCCTGAACACCTACGTGCCGTCCACCAACGCCCTCGCAACGGGCGCTCTTCAGGTGGAGTTCACCCGTGCGGTGAACACCTTCCCCATCACCAAGTACGCGCAGATCGTCCCGGCCAACCAGATGACCGGGTACTACCTGCGCCTCAACTCGGACGACAACGTCCGCGTGACGGACATCAACGAGTTCGTCTGGCCCTTGGGCAATGACCGCCCGGTCGGCAAGATGAACGAGCAGGACTTCGTCGCGTTCACCTGCCAGCGCTACGCGTACCCGTTCTACATCCCGAACGAGACCGTCAAGCAGGCGGCGTGGGACGTCGTTGCCCAGCACGCTCGCAGCAAGGCGCAGCTCGCCATGACGGCGCGCGGTATGCGCGCTGCGACGGCGCTGACGGGCTCGGCGGCGCAGACGGCGTTCAACAACGTCGGCAACTACGCGGCGACGGGCACTCTGTCGCCCGGTGGCGCTCCGTGGACGACGTCAGTCGCTGGCGGCAACGTGATCCAGAAGGGCATCCAGGGCGCTCTGCGCGCCATCTCGCTCGCCACCGGCGGCGCGGTGCGTGCGGAATACGATGTGATGATGGTGATCTCCCCCGTGATCGCCAACCTGCTCTCGCAGACGGCCGAAGTGCGTGACTACGTCAAGAACTACCCCGCCGCTCTGCCCTTCCTGCAGGGCTCGGATACGTTCGCCAAGTACGGCCTCCCGCCGAACCTGTTCGGCGTGCAGGTCGTCGTTGACGACTCGGTCAAGGTCACGACGAAGAAGGGCGCAGCCAGCACCACCCGCAGCTTCGTCTTCGGGAACTCGGCGGTGTTCGTGAGCCGTCCGGGCGGTCTGGTTGGCATCGAGGGCTCAACGAGCTTCTCGACCACCCAGATCTTCGCCTTCGAGGACATGACCGTCGAGAACTGGGACGATCCGAAGGACCGTCGCATCGAGGGTCGCGTCATCGACAACAGCACCGTGGAGCTCGTCGCGCCGGTCTCCGGCTACCTCGTGCTCGACGTCACGAGCTGACACAAGCCCCCCAACGGCACACGGGAGGGCGGCACGCTTCGGCGACCGCCCTCCCCGTGCCATAGGAGCAGCGCATGGCATTCGCTACCTACGCGGACCTTGAGAAGGAACTCGACTCGCGCATCATTGCCGAGCTCTGCACCGATCAAGGCAACCCGAACCCAGGGGCGAACCCGGTCACGACCATGGCGCTCGAGCGCGCCACGGCCATGATCAAGGCCTACGCCCGCGTCGGGAACATCTATCTGGACACCGACCTCACGGCGCTGGCGACCGCGTCGGACTACCTGATCGTGTCCCTGACCGTCGACCTCGCCACCGAGATCCTCTTCCAGCGCCGGGCGGCCAAGATCCCGCCGGCGGTCGAGGAGCGCATGAAGCGGGCGCACGAGATGCTCGAGCACTTGCGGGACGGCCGGGCGATCTTTGGGGCGCTCGCCAAGGCCGCCGAGGCGGGCCTGCCCGAGGTCCGGGCGACCCCCCTGCAGACCTTCGCCTATTACGACCAGATGTCGAACAGCGCCTTCTTCCGCAGCCGCCGCCCGAACACGATGCCGGGAGGCTGAAGTGGCCTACGGGGCGCACGACGAGCCAAGCCGGCGGGCCATCGCCAAGGCGCTCGGGAGCCCCGAGGTCCTGAAGGGCATCGCGGCCGCCGTGTCGCGCTACGCCAAGGCCCACATCGCCTCCGGGCAGGGCCGAGGGCCGTCCGGGGCCGCCGTGGCGCTCAAGCCCCTCAAGGACATCGACGCTGAGTTCTGGACCCTGCGGAAGCCCAAGGACGCCGGGGCCATCCTGGGCACGCGAGAGCGCACCGTTCAGAAGGTCACCAAGACCAAGGCCGGGCCCAAGATCAAGACGGTCAAGGTGACCGAGTACCGGGTCAAGGGCAAGAGCTACCGCGCCGGCGGGCAGCCCCTGCGGGACACGGGCAACCTCGTCCGCAGCCTCGGGGCACGCGCCCAGCGCAGCGGCGAAACGCAGCTTGAGATCGTCCTCACCGGGCCCCTGTACGCGATCTTCCACGAGCTCGGATTCGAGACCGAGGGCCCGAACTACATCCCCCTGACCCGCAAGGGCGTGCGGTCGCACGCCACGGGCGCGAACCCCAACGCCGAGGGCCTGACCGAGGGCAAGGACTTCCTCATGGCGTGGAACGGCGTCAAGGTCCCCGCAAGGCCGTTCCTCGTTCCGACGACATCGGAATGGTCGGACATTGGACGAACGATTAGACTAGGGCTTCAGAAGGTCCTCAAAGGAAGGTAACCATGCCGGCATCCATCATTGTCAGCGGTCCATGCATGATCCAAGTCGACCTCGGGTCGGGATACGTGGATCTCGGCCAGACCGACAACGACAACCTCCCCCAGATCAGCGAGAACGACTATACGCACGAGATCAAGACGGTCTCGAGCGGCCAGGCACCCGAGGAAATCGTGGTGCAGGGCATCGACGCCACCGTCACGGCCACCCTGGTCAAGTGGGACGCCACGCAGCTCACGGCGCTGCGGACTCGCCAGCGCGGGGCGTTCAACACGGCGACCATCGGCCGGCTGCTCGTGGCCAACAGTGGCACCTTCGCGGTCAAGATCCTGCCCCTGACGGCGGGCAAGACGGCTTACATCTTCGGGCGCTGCTTTGTCCCGGCGAACGGGATCGTGACGAGCCAGTTCGGCAACGTCGAGCAGCGCGCCGGCGTGACGTTCAAGGCCATCCCCGGCGTCTCGGGCGTCCTCTACACGACCGCGACAACCTGACCATGATCGACCTGAACTCCGACAACGACCCCCTCCTGTTCCGCGCCGAGCTCCCCGTCGGCGTGATCATCGTCCAGTTCCACGAGATCATCGCCGCCATCGGGCGCAAGGACGACTACGAGATCGCCGACGTCACGGCAGCGATGCGGAAGGTGGCGCGCACGCCCGAGACCGCCGCGGCAGCGAGCGACGAGCAGCTCTTCGGCCTGTTCATCCGCATCAAGAACGCGGCGGAACGCTCGGGAAACTGACACGGGCGGCGGCCGTCTTCACAGCGACCTACGGCCGGCCGCCCTCCGACTTCGACCCGGAGACCGCCATGGGCCTCGCCTTGAACATCCCCGCCGTGGAGGCCCGCCAGGCGCTCGCCCTCGCGCAGGGGATCGCCATCGCCTTCGGGTCGCCCGAGGTCACCCAACAGGCCGTGCAGCTCGCCACGGGCGATGCTGACCTCGCCTGGAAGATCCGCATGGACATGCAGCACCAGCGGGGTGGCGCATGAGCGTGCAGACGAATGCGGACATCTGGATCGCCCTTCGGGACGAGATCCGCACGTGGGCCCTCGCCGAGGGCTACGGCGGCGCGGTCTATCTGACCGAGCGCCCCACGGACGAGACCATCGCGCAGTACGCCTTCCAGATCATCCCCGGCGGCGACACGGCCATGCACCCCCGGAGCGGGGTGGGCCTTCTCGAGGCGAACGTGCAGGTGGTCGTCTGGTGGCGAAACCTCATGGACCCCGTGAATCAGGCCACCCTCCGCATCGCCGGCAGCTCGGGCATCGAGAACGCCATTGACGGCCTGCGGCAACTTCTGATCCAGAACACGCTCAACGACCGCCTCACCATCGCCCTTACATGGCGGTCGGGCGGCGTGGTCGAGCCCGTGGACGATCTGCCCGGTTGGATGCGTGGCACGGAGACCTTCCTGTGCGCCTTTGAGATCGACTGGAGCGTATGACCCATGCAGGACCTAGGCAAGATCACGGTCGACGTCGTGACGGGAATGGGGGGCGGCGGGAGCGGCGTCGGGGGCGAGGAGGAGGCTGCCGACAAGCTTGGCCTGGGCGAGATCCTCAAGGCCCTGCCTGGGATGTTCTCGTCCATGAAGGGCAATGGCTTCGACTTTAGCGCGACCCTCGCGGAGATGGACAACGCGCTCGAGGACAGCGGGAGCCGCTTCGGGTCGATGCTGATCAAGTCGACGGCAGGCTTGGCCATGGCGACCGTGGTCGTGGGAGCGATCACCAAGGCGTTCAAGATGGCCATTGACGCCGTGATGCGCCTGCACCAGTTCATCATGGGGGTGGCCTCGGATCTGCGGGAGTTCAGCCCTGCGATCCAGATCGCCGACATGACGAACGAGATCGCCATGACGATGGAGAAGCTGCGCCTAGGCGGGATCGCCGGGCCTGCCATCGCGGCGCAGATCCAGCAGGCGGGGCGCATTGAGCGCAGCCTCCTGACGATCAAGAGTTTCGCCGCCGGCGTGGGCGCGGCGTTCCTCGCGCCCATGACGGAAGCGCTTGCCAAGATTCTGGAGGCCCTTGTCGCATACCTCCCCAAGATCCTTGAGGCATTGATCACAACAGTAAGCAAGACGGCAGATCTCATGCAGCGCGGAGGCGCAGGTCTTATGTCGAGCGGCTTGAGTTTCGGAGGGATTGGAATAGGACTGATTCTGCTTGGGGGCGTGCTCAAGACGCAGGTCGTGCCGACCCTGCAGCAGATCGCCCGCAACACGCAACCGCAATACGACTTCACGACCGCCAACGAGCCGTTCGTGAATGATCTGCGTCTCATGGGAGCGAGGATCTGATGCCTATCAGCCCAGGCAATACCTACATCGTCTTTCGATGGGACGGCGTCGACTACGAGCTCCCATACGCCAACATCACGAGCTACGACTGCCGGCCGATCTATGCTGCAGACGGTTACACCCTTGACCGATACGAGACCACGCTGTCCGGGTCGTGCATCGTGTCGGACGGCACGGCGACCTTCGTGGACTTCGCCACCAAGCTCCAGATGGGTACGGGGCGGATTGACCGTGTCCGGGTGCGGGTGACGGCAAGCGGCGGCACCGAGGACCTGCTCGATGTGTCCTTCCCAGACGCCATGAACGGCCCGTTGCTGCACCTGCAGGCGACGGAAATCAACGGTCGACAGGCGTGCCTCATCACGTTCACTCTAACGGCCGCGACCGCCTACCCCACTGAAGGAGGCGTCCCAATTCCGCAGTGGCCAGTCATCAGCCACCGATGGACGCAGCGTTTTGCGCTCGACGCCGCTGGCCTGATCACCCGCACGGTTGCCGGCGTTCTCACGGTGAATCTTGCCGCCACAGGTACATTTTCAAGCCCAGCGGCAGATAATTCGTTCGCGGAAGTTTCGATTCGTAAGCCATATGCGGATCTCTTCCGCAAGACCATTGCGCCAGCAGACACCCTTTCGGGCGCGATCAAGTGGCGGCGCGAATCCCAGACCTTCGCATACAACGAGGCCGGGAATCAGCTCATCTACGAGATCACCGACGTCCAGGCACGGACCAACCTGCCCGACGCGGCCTTCGCCGGCAACTGCGAGTTCACGTATGAGCGCACGAAGTCCAACCTTTCCTGGGGCATCTTCCGCTTCAGCTGCGACCTTGAGGGGCCTGCCGACGGAGACACCCGCGAGCTGATCAACGCCGCCGTGCTGCTCTCACAGAGCCGCATGAACTTCTCGCGCTTCCGCATTCAGCGCATGGCGATCACCGAGCAGACCATGCTCACCAAAGCGAAGATCCGCTTTGAGGTCGACGCCGACTCGCCCGCGGTCGGCACGCTTGCTCCGGTCAGCACGGTGGCATCGGTCCCGATGGCCGAGATCGTCGGCCGAAACTTCACGGTGTCGCGCTCCTGCGACTGGCGGCCCGATGCCTACGGCAACGCCGGCGGTGTTTACGGCAGCCCGCACTGGCTAGGCAACCTCTTGCAAGCCAAACCAGAAACACTTCCGTTTTCAGTGGCAGTGGCGGAAATGGTGGAAGTACTTACTTCCGACTGCCCAGCCACCGTTCCCACGATCAGCTTCGTCGGTAGCGACGACTCCTTCGCCGCAGCGAACGCCGCGATTCAGGCTGGCCCGTTCCAGCCAGCCATCGCGAAGTTCTCGCCCGACGCCGTGGTCAAGGCCGTGGAGAAGGTCAGCACGGTCACCAACGTCGAGCAGGACACGAAGATGCACCGCCTGCAGACGATGTACACGCAGGGCGCGGACTTCACCTTCCAGACGGGCAAGCCTGGCGTCGACATCATCGAAACCGTGACCGTGCGGTCGGTCAACGAGGCCCCGGCACGGGTCTACCGCCCGATGCCCGCCGGCTTCATGCTCGTGCATGACTCGTGGCGGGTGAACCACGGCGAGATCGGCCCCGACGGCAACCGGACGTTCACGGGGATCTACACCCGCGTCAGCCGCGCCTACGACGGCGGCGGTGTGACGAGCAACGGATACTCGACGAGCGGCTCCGTGCGGCAGTGGTGGCCGACGACGCAGGCCGTGGTGGCCCCGCTGACGCCCGGATACGACCCCACCGTGCAGCTCTCCGGGTCAAGCGTTGTCGATGTTGCATCGACCAACACGCAGACCTACAACGTCGGAATCGCCCCCACCTACATATGAGCGTGCAGGCCTACATCACGGCGGGCGCGAACATCATCGAATGCCTCGTCCCGGACGAGGCGATGGTCGACGTCGCACGGCAGATCGGCATCCCGCAGGAGGACCTCTTCCGGGTCGATATCCCTGCGGGCATGACTCGGCACGTAAGCGCGTCGTGCCTTGTCAAGAGCACGCAGCTGGCCAACTTGTACGCGACGACCACGGTCACCCTGACCCTGTCCGAGGCCACGGGGACCAACATTGTCCTGCAGAACCTGTACGTGCGGCCGCCGCAGCCATTCCTCTGGCGCGAGCCGGGCGGCCCAGTGCTCGTCGAACTCGTGGACGAACGGTGGTACTGGCAGTTCTCGAGCGCAGCGCAGCTCGGGCAAGCCTTGGCCCCGACCTACTCCTCGGACGGTCGTTGGCAGACCAACTTCGACGTCGGTGGCCCGGACCCGATCATCTCGTATGCGGCCCTGATCAACGAGATCGACGCGGTGGCCTCGTCCTTGTCGCTGGTGAGCCCGGTCGGATTCACGACGCGGACGCCCGAGTACCTGCGGCGGCTTTCGGACCTGTACGGCAGCCCCAACGCAAGCCTCGCGCTGGTGCTCGACGCCATCGCATCGGCGAATCGGCAGGTGATCATTCAGACGGGCGCGGGCACGCGGTTCATCGAGATCAACACGCTCAAGGCCCAATACGACACCCGCATGAACGCCCAGAAGCGGGCCATGGCGGGTGGCATGAACCCCGTGAACGGGACCGCCGGCGGGACGGACGCGCTGGTCAACAACTGGAACCAGGCGGGCTACCAGACGACCGCGCCGCGGGACGCCAACGTCATCATGCCGAATCGGTCGGTGGAAGGCCTGACGGTCTACGGAAACGTGGACGTAAACGAGACCCCGGCCACGCAGCAGAACTTCGCCATGAAGCAGGTCTACGCGGCGCAGGCAACGCCGGCATGGACCCGAAGCCCCATCGGGCGCGGCGCGGGCCAGCTGACCGAGGCGGCGGTCGTGGTCAACAACAACGCGGGCGCGCCCCTCACGACGACGCCAGGATGGAACCCGGCCCCATTGGTCGCCGAGGTGCAGGCCAACTACGCGAGCCGCTACGCCAACACCCCGTTCGGCCGCACGGTCTGGGCAGGGTGGGTGCCGTACTACATCGACTCCACCACGACCATCGGTCAGCTCGGGACGGTCTCGTACCGCCTTGCGGTCGTGGATGGCAAGTGGAGCCCGTACACGATCACGGAGCTCAAGATCGACGACTGGCGGTTCGGCCTGCAGGGCACGGCGGAAACCGACCCGGCGCAGCTGGTCACGGCCAAGGGCAAGGCGCAGGCCTACCGCAACCTCGTCGGGGCGACGATTGTGGACGTCCCGCCGCCGAACACCCGCGTGTTCCCTGCTCGAGTCACGGCGGCCACGCAATGCACCGAGGGCGAGGGCACGATCTGGCGGTGGTTCTACGAGTTTCAGGAGGTCGAGCCGAACCCCGATGACACGGCCTGCCCGACGCAATACGTCTCGGTCACGCCGTACGGCCGAACCGGAACGAAGGCGCGCAACATGGCCGAGGCAGGCAACGTCTTCCTCGGACCGGGAAATGCCGGCAACGTCGTCGCGCCCGGCGTCCTGCAGAGCCACTACACCGGGGTCGCGGTCATCTCCGCGCTGCCGATCTCCGTGGGGACCATTGTCGAGATGGTCGAGCACTTTCCGACCATCTACACGGGCCTCGCCACGGCACCGTACGAGCCGCAGTATTGGTTCTCGATGCCGAATGCCGTCCGCATAGAATGCGCCGAAACGCCAGGAGAGTGACATGGACACATGGTCGATCAACATCGCGCAGGGAGAGACGTACGTCACCACGGTCGCCATTACGGCATGGCCGGCGACGTACCCCGCGCTTGCGACGGCAACGGAATGGCGGCTCACCATGTCCCCGCCCGGCGGGTCGGCATTCCTGACGGCGAGCTCGACGGGCGTGTCGCCGATGTGGGTGCTGAACGTCGCCCAGACGCAGGGCACCCTGACGATCCCGGCGGCAACGACGGCAACCCTTCCGCTCGGGCAGGCACGGTTCGACTTCGAGATCCGGTTCCCCGGCAGCGTCGTCCATCGCCTGAAGTCGTTGGGCCCGGCGCAGGTCAACACCTACGCAGGAGCCCCCTGACATGGCCGACATCGACATCGCAGTTACGCAGAACACGGTGCAGCTTGCCGTCAACGGCCTCGCGTCGATCACGGCCGGGACGGGCGTGCTCGGCAACGGGTCTCCCGGTACGACGATTGTGGGTGCGGGCACGCTGGCGGTGGACCTTGCCCCGGACGGCGCAGGCACGGCCAACCAGGTGCCACGCGCCACGGACAGCCGCCTGTCGAACGCCCGGACGCCTACGGCGCACGCGGCAAGCCACGCGCTGCTCGGAAGCGATCCTATCTCAATCGGGATCGCTCAGGTAGGAGGCTTGTCTACGGTCTTGGCCGACAAGGTCGACAACACCACGACGGTGACGGCCGGAACGGGACTTACGGGCGGCGGCGCACTGTCGGCAAGCGTCACCCTCAACGTCGACCTCGCCCCGAGCGGGGGCGGCATCGCCACCCAGGCCGTGAGCGCGACCGATACCCGCCTGTCAGACGCCCGCACGCCGACGAGCCACGGCGGCACGCACGGCAGCGCGGGCACTGACCCGATTCCCGCTGGCGCGCTCGCCCAGAGCCAGGTGGCGAATCTCACGACCGACCTCGCGGGCAAGGTCCCGACCACGCGGAACGTGACGGCAGGCACGGGCCTGACGGGCGGCGGCAACCTGTCCTCGGACGTCACGCTGGCCTGCGACTTTGCGGCGAGCGGCAGCGCGACTGTCGGGAAGCCCGTTGAGGCGACGGATACCCGCCTGTCCAACAGCCGCGCCCCGACCGGAGCAGCGGGCGGCGACCTCGCCGGGACCTACCCGAATCCGACCGTGGACGGCATCGCGGGCTTTGCGGTGGACACGGCGACGCCGACCATCGGCGACGTCTGGGTCTACAGCGGCTCGCAGTGGAACCATCAGGCCCAGAGCACGTTGAGCACGCCCCCGAGCGGCGCGGCAAGCGGTGACCTCGCCGGGACCTATCCGAGCCCCACGGTTGATGGCCTTGCGGGCCAGCCCATCGACGTCACGGCCCCGGCTGCCGGCGACGGGTGGCTTTACAGCGGGTCGCAGTGGAACCACACGGCGCTTGTGGATATTCAGGCGTTCACGACGGCCGGAACGAGTACATGGACCAAGCCCACGGGGTGCAAGGTCGTCCGCATGATCTGCATCGGCGGTGGAGGTGGCGGTGGAAGCGGGCACGCCCATGCAAGCGGTACACGCGCTGGCGGCGGCGGTGGCGGCGGCGGTGCGATCAGCGAGATCACCTACCGCGCTTCGGACCTGCCGGCGACCCTCACGGTCGTAGTCGGGACGGGTGGCGCGGGCGGCGCAGGCGTCACGGCGAACGCCAATGGAAACCCAGGCTCGGCGGGCACGTTGTCCCGAATCGGTCCGACGACTGCGCCCTATTGCCAAGCGGCAGCAGGCGCGGGCGGGCTTGGGGGCACAAACAGCGGCGGCTCGGGAGGCGCAGGATCGACCTCGGGCCTGTACCCCGGTGGCGCAGGCGGTACGGGCGGCACGGGGACGGCCCCGACGGCCGCAGTCGACAGCACGGGCGCACCAGGTGGCGGTGGCGGCGGCGGCATCAGTGGCGGCGGCAGCGCGACTGTTGGCGCAGCCGGCGGGCGCAGATTCGGCATCGGCACCGTGGCAACATCGCTTTCTGGCATCAACGCTACGGCCATCGGCATTTACGGGTCGGGCGCAGGCGGAAGCGACGGGGGTGGAACGGCACTCAACGTCGGCGGAAACGGCATCTACGGGTCGGGTGGCGGCGGTTCAGGCGGGAGCGCGACGCAGTCTGCAGCGGGCGGAACGGGCGGCGCGGGCTTGGTCCTCATCATTTCGGAGTACTGATCGTGACCAAGGAGCTCTCGGACAGCCTCAACCAGTGGCTGAAGCTCGCCCAGTTCGGCGTCGCCCTGACTGCGCTTATCGGGGCCATGATCTATGCGGGCCAACGGTCCGAGCGGGACGAGGCCCAGGGCAAGGCCCTCGAGCGCATGGCCACCGAGCTGCACGAGATCCGCCAGACCGCGACTGAGGGCAACGCGCAGACCCGCATCCTCGGGGAGCGCGTTAGGGCGCTCGAGGAGCGCATGGGACGCCTGGAGCGCCGCTGATGCTCCGGTGGGCCGCCGTCGCCTTGTGGGGCATTCTGACGGCCTGCAGCCCCACGGCCCGCATTGCTGGCACGGCAAATGACATCCGCAGCGAGGCCAAAGCCCTCATGGTGCTTGGGAGCACCACCGAGCAGCCTGAGGTCGTGGCCCGTGCCGAGCGGATCGACGCCCTCGCGGCGACCATCCACGAGGACCTGCCGGGAACGGCCGACCGGACGCCGGCGTGGATGTCCACCCTCGTCTGGGTGGCGGCGGCCGTGATCGCCGTGGCGGTGGTGGTCTTTGTCTGGCAGAGCGGCCTCGGCCAGGCCGCCCGCATCGCGGTCGGGTGGTTACCCCGGAAGAAGGTCAATCAAGCGCAGCTCGCCGCCGATATGCTAGACCCGTCCCGGCCCGAGGGAGATCGGGAGTACGTGGCGGCGATGCGGGCGCAAGACCCCGAGTTCGACGCGGCGTTCCGTAAGGCTCAAGCACAAAGGAAGCCCAAGACATGATCCTCGCAGACCTCTCCTCGCTCCTCGGCAGCATCTGGGCCGTGGCGGCCGCGGCGCTCGGCGGCTACATCGCCGGCCAGCTCTTCCCGTTCTCGTGGCTCCTCTCGAAGCTCGGCCACAAGTGATGCCCTTCCTGATCATCGCCCTCTGCATCGTCATGGTGGCGTGAGCGCGGTTACGGCCGTCACCTGCTGCTGCGAACCCCCTGGCGTCATCTGGTGGGCGGATATCTGCCCGGACTGGTTTGACTCGTACTGCTGCGAGCCGTGCTGCGAGTCGGGGGTCACGCGCATCGAGTTCTGCGAGTGGTATCTCAAGGCGCTCGGCATCCCGCTGCCGCCTGACCCGGATACCTGCTACGTCATCGGGTACCAGGGGTGCGCCTTCACCCTGACGAACTTCTACTCGGCCCCCTGCCCGCCGCCGACGCCGACGGTCCCGACCAACGTCGGAATCCTCGTAGCGACGTTCCCCAAGGGCGAGGAGCCCTGCTGCCGGCCCGACCCGTCCCAGGCCAACATTGAACCGGGCGGCATTGCGGACCTGTCGACCGGGGAAGGCCCCGTGATCCTGCCGCCGGCGTCGCCGTGCGAGGACACCATTGCCGAGTGCTACCTGTACCAGGACCAGTTCGGCACGGTCTTCCCGGTGACGGTCTCGAGCAACGCCACCGCCTGCTACAACGAGTGGGGGGTGCCGTTCAACCTGCGTTGTGACGTCAACCGCCCCGAGACCTACGCCTCCATGTCCAAGTTCCTCGAGCAGGACGTCGGCCTCTGCTACCAGCGGGACCCGCCGCCGGGCGTCACGATCCTCTCGCCGCTCGCGCCCATTTCGTCGACGGCGTGGTACGAGTATTCGGTGCTGGAGTACGCGGAGTGCCCGGACTGCTTCGACGCGCTCCAGTGCTGCGACGACGACCCGTACCCGGACCCCTGCGTAAGCATCCCCGGCCTGTGCTCAAGCGAGGTCGACGCGAGCGAGTCGTACACCGTCGAAACCCAGTACTCGCTCACGGACGTCTTCGGGGACTACTACATCGCCGACGCGCTTGAGATCGTCTTTAGCGCCTGCTACGCGCAGGCGGCGGGACTGGACATCACCGACCCGGCCGACTTCGCGGCCATTGAGGCCCTGTACCTCGGGAAGGTCTCGGTCTCCAATATCAACGACTGCACGATCAACACGGGCT